CCAGTCAGATAGTGTGTATATCGACGGGGACAGGAAAATTATTGATTATGTAAAGAATAGGGAACCAGAAGATAACCTTGCTTGGTTTGGTTGGCGCCATTTCGGTATGTATCGCAATGAGGTACATGATTATATTGAAGGATACAACGATAGGTTAAAAAGCGCTTGTGAAGATGGTGATTTATTCATGCAGATTGCAGAAAAATACCCGTTTATTCACGTCCCTGTGGTGCTGTACAAGCATAGATGGCATGGCAAAAATCAAAGTAAATCAAATGCAAAATGTGAAACTTGTACCCAAAGAGCTGAATGTAACTATATCAGAGTGTGGGCTAAATATGCCAATATGGACCCTATTACTTATACAAAACTAGAGGAAACAGCTTGAACGACAAATTATTGAATCACTTGATCACTGAGTACGACAAACTTAGAGATGATCAAATCACCTTCCTCGCTGGAGGAGGAGCAAAAACGTTTGACGAGTATCGTCACGTCTGCGGGGTTATCCGGGGTCTAACTCATGCAGAATCCATTGTCAAAGACCTTGTGCAACGAATGGAGTTAGCCGATGAGTGAGTTTGATATAAGCGCTGTAGATCTTTCTGGCATCCTCAATACGAGTGCAGAACAGAAAGCGAAACAGATTCCTGACCCACAGGGGTTCATGCTACTAACAGTAGTCCCTGAAGCGATGGAAGAGTACGCAGAAAGCGAGAGTGGAATCATTAAATCAAGCGGAGAAATCTGGCGTGAAGAGATGTTGACCCCTGTACTTTTTGTGATCAAGATGGGCCCCGAAGCCTATAAAGACGAGAAAAGATTCCCAAGCGGCCCACGCTGCAAGATTGGGGATTTCGTTATCGTGCGTCCCAATACAGGTACCCGTTTAAAGATTCATGGACGCGAGTTCAGAATCATTTATGACGAGCATGTAGAGGCTGTTGTTGAAGATCCGCGCGGAATCACCCGTGCTGCTTAAGGAGTAAATTATGTCTGGATTTAAATTTCCCGATGAGATAGATAAGTCTGAAGAAGACAAAGAGAATAAATTCGAAGTAGAGATCGAAGACGATACACCACCCGAAGACCGTGGGCGCAAGCCTATGGCGGCGCCAGTTGAGGAAGTAACCGACGAAGAGTTGGAGTCCTACGACGAGAAGGTGCAGAAACGCATCAAGCGTTTCACCAAGGGTTATCACGATGAGCGTCGTGCAAAAGAAGAAGCTTTGCGGGAACGCGAGGCAGCTGAAGAATTTGCGCGTCAGGTGTACGAAGAGAATAAACGGCTTCAGGCACAACTCAGCGAAGGTGGGAAAATCCTTGCCGAACAGAGCAAGACTTCTGCCCAAAGAGCTTTGGATATCGCAAAAGATAACTACAGGAAAGCGTATGAAAGCGCTGATACTGAAGCGATCATTGCCGCACAAGAAGCTATCGCAAGGGCGACTGTTGAAGTTGAGAAAGTAAAAAATCTCAAGACTGTAACGGTCAAAACCAACGAAGTTGACGTGTCTGTACCACAGATGAACCAAGCGCAACCCAAGCCAAAGCTTCAGCCAGAGACTGAGAAGTGGTTGAAAAGAAACAACGACTGGTTCATGAAAGACGACGAAATGACAAGTTTGGCAATGGGGCTTGACAAGAAACTTGCCAAAGAGTATGGTCAGTCCTACATAGGTACTCCCGAGTACTTTGACACCATCGATAAAACGATGCGCAAAAGATTTCCTGAATATTTTCAGAGCGATGAGGATGACGAGCCGCCTCTAAGAAGAAGAGCTGAACCGGACGAGGATGATAATCCACGCCGTGCAACAACTAGACCTGCTAATGTCGTAGCACCCGCTACGCGTAGCACACCGCCTGGTCGTATCAAGTTGAAGACATCACAAGCGAACATTGCGAAACGTCTTGGGGTGCCTTTGGAGTTGTACGCTAAACAGGTTGCTTTACTTAGGAATGGAGAATAAAAATGGCTGAAACACAAGGTAGATTAAGTCGCGAGATGGAAACTCGTAAGGTATCAATGAGACCCGAGGCGTGGAAACCGCCCGAGACTTTACCAATGCCTGACGAACGTCCCGGTTGGAAACACCGTTACATTCGTATCAGCTATGGCGGGCAGTCAGATGCCAGCAATATTTCTTCCAAACTTCGTGAAGGGTATGAGTTCTGCAAAGCAGACGAGTATCCCGAGTTGATGATGCACGCCCCAACTGAAGGTCGCTTTAAAGGCAACATTGAGATTGGTGGCTTGGTGTTATGCCGTATTCCTACTGAGTTTCTTGATCAGCGTGCGAAATATTACGCCAATCAAAACCAAGCCCAGATGGACTCCGTGGATAACACTTTCATGAAGGACGCTGATCCTCGTATGCCTTTGTTCAAACAAAGGGAGAGTAGGGTTACGTTCGGTTCTGGTTCTTAAATTTTAAGGAATTAACATGGCATATCCTATCGTTTCGGCCCCTTACGGCCTGAAGCCTGTTAACCTGATTGGTGGTAGAGTATTTGCGGGTTCTACTCGCATGTTCCCTATCCTAAACGGTTACGGCACTTCAATCTTCAACGGTGACGTTGTTGACATCGGTACAGGCAATAACATTGGCTGTATCACTCCCACACAACTTGCATACAACACCACATCAGCTCAAGCTGGTACCATTGGTATTTTTGTTGGTTGTGAATACTCTTCAACTGGCGGCCCAATCTATGGTAAGAATCGTTACCAATATTGGCAAGCTAGCACAGCAGCTACCGACGCTATCGGTTATGTTGTAGATGATCCCCAAGCTGTGTTCCGCACTGCTGTCGTTCAAGGCGGCTCTGCACAAAGCTCTACGATCCTCTATGCTAACCCAGCATACGTTGGTGCTAACGTGTTCTACACAGGCCCTGGTGGTTCTACCACTACTGGTGACTCTGCTGGTGGCGTGGCTCTTGCAGCTTCTGCTATTTCTCAGTCATCTGGATCTGCCACTACTCCTTTGACTTCCGGTGCTCCTTTCCGTATCGTGGGTGTTGTCCCTGATACAGCTGTGAGCGTGGTTCAAAATGCTACGAGTTCTTCAACGACAATCACATTGTCTGCGTCTAACTCTGCAATTTGGCCCGGAATGGCAGTTTCTGGTCCTGGCATTACAGCTGGTAGCAATACCTATGTAACCGCAGTAAACGGAACAGCAGTAACGATTAACCGTGCAGTTGCATCGGCTCAATCTACAGCTACAGCGTTTACATTCACTGGCTATCCCGAAGTGTTGGTAACTTGGAACTTTGGTTTCCATAGCTACTTCAACGCTACTGGCGTTTAATTAAGGAGCTAACAAATGGCTATTTCACGCGCACAACTATTGAAAGAGCTGCTCCCAGGCTTGAACGCTTTGTTCGGTTTAGAGTATGCACGTTATGGCGAAGAGCACAAAGAGATCTACGAAACAGAGACCTCTGAGCGTTCATTCGAGGAAGAAACAAAACTGTCTGGCTTCTCAGCAGCACCAGTCAAAAACGAGGGTACAGCCATCGCTTATGACAATGCTCAAGAGGCATGGACAACTCGCTATAACCACGAAACCATTGCTTTGGGTTTCTCAATCACTGAAGAGGCGATTGAAGATAACTTGTACGACAGCTTGTCTGGTCGTTACACCAAAGGCTTGGCTCGTGCGATGGCCTATACCAAGCAAGTTAAGGCTGCTGCCGTATTGAACAACGGCTTCAACTCTAGCTATGTTGGCGGCGATGGCGTGTCTTTGTTTAACTACTCTCACCCCTTGGTGAATGGTGGAACCAACTCCAACACTCCTTCTACCCAAGTTGATTTGAACGAGACTTCTATTGAAGCCGCCGTTATTCAAATCGCTGCTTGGACAGACGAGCGTGGACTCTTGATCGCTGCAAAGCCCAAGAAGTTGATTATTCCTCCACAATTGATGTTCGTTGCAAAACGTTTGTTGGATACCGAACTCCGCGTCGCTACCACAAACAACGACATCAACGCTATCAAGCAAATGGGCGCAATCCCAGAGGGTTACACTGTCAACCACTTCTTGACAGATCCCAATGCTTGGTTCTTGACCACTGACGTACCAAACGGATTGAAGCACTTTGTGCGTACTCCCTTGGCTCAGTCAATGGATGGAGACTTCGATACGGGTAACGTACGTTATAAATCACGTGAGCGTTACTCATTCGGCTGGTCTGATCCATTGGGAATCTGGGGTTCTTCAGGTTCTTTCTAATAAAATCAAGCACTTAGCGCGATTTGAGAAGGCCCTTCGGGGCCTTTTTTATTGGGGTTATTGTACTTATTATCTTGTTATACGTTACCTGTATCGTAACTCGTTTTCGAAAAGTATTTAGAAAATATATTTGACAATCACCATCCATTGATATATAGTTAAGGCTTCTAAAAGGAGTTAACTATGTTTTATGTTTATGTTTACTTTGACCCCCGCCCTCTTAAACTAGGCCAGCCTGTGTACGTAGGTAAAGGTACAGGAGATCGTGATTTATCGCATTGGTCAAGAGGATCTCACAATAAACCGTTTCAAGACTTTATTTCGCATTTAAAGCAGCGCAATTTTGTTGCCGTTTGTGAGCGTGTATTTGAAACGGAAAATGAAGAAGAAGCTTTTGCCAAAGAGATGGAGCTTATCAAACTGTATGGACGTCGGGATTTAAAAACAGGAACATTATTTAATTTAACTGATGGTGGCGAAGGCCCAAGCGGATATATTAAATCGGAAGAACAAAAAGCCGCTGATGGACGATTTACCAAAGAACATTGGCAAGACCCAGAGTATCGCGCCAAAGTAGTTGCAGGGCAAACCAAAGCTCAGAATACGCCAGAAGCACTTGAATCTAAGTCAATCAATTCTAAAAAGATGTGGGAAACAAAAGGGGGTACACTGGCTAAAAGCATCAAGGAAGCTCGTAATACAGACAAGTCCAAAGCTAAAACCAGCGCTCAAGCTAAAGCTCAGTGGGCTGACCCTGAGTATGCGGCTAAACAAACTGCAAACAACAAAGAAATTGCTAACCGTGAGGAAGTCAAAGCTGCTAAAAAAGCCGCAGCCAAAGCACTGTGGGCGGATCCAATTTGGAAATCAAAAATGATGGCTGCAAGAAACAAGAAAAAACTTCTTGACACACCCAAGGAATAGTGTATATTGAAGGCTGTCTGGGATTTTTCTCTTGTTGCCAGCCCGCCCAGGGGTCACGATGCAACGATTAACAAGAGACTTTTGCATAAGGAATTTATCATGGCACGTTCCACGTTCTCCGGCCCGATTCTATCTGGCTCAAATAGATTTGGCCCTATCCGCGACGTAGGTTATACCGACCTCGCTCAAAACATTGACATGAACTTCGCCAACACTGGCGGAAACGGCACTGCTGGTTACCCCGGTGGTAACGGTCAGTTTGTCAATGGCAACTTGATCCCCAACGTTAATGCTGTTGTTTATACAAACTCTAGTTCTGTATATCCTCCCACAGCCGCAACCATCACTGCTGACGCAGCTACAACTGTGTATCGCGGCGCTGTGTTTTACATCCCCACAGGTTCACAGATCAATGACTTCTTGGTTGACATTGGTACAGCCATTGGAACATCTGGTTCTACATTGACTGCTGGTGTGGTAAACATCGGTAACCAATTCAACGGTACTCAGTACGGTTCAGTAACTTTGACAGCCAGTGCGAACACATTGACTGCTGGTCGTTACTCTACAACTTTCACTGGTGCTCAGTTGACTGCTATCCAAGCAACCACTGCTGACTTTACCAACCCCACAGGTACGGTTGAGCCAGCTACGTTCTCACAAGTTGTGATGAGTTTGGTGTTGACTGGTACAGGTACTCCTGCTCCCAATGCTGGTACTTTGTACTTGACTGTGCGTTACACACAGCCTGACGGAAACATCGGTACAACTACAGCTTACCCCTACGGTAACTTTGATTAATCTCTAGGGGCTTCGGCCCCTATCTTTAAACTTTAAGGAGATTATTCATGGCTACACCAAAGGCTAAATCGATTACGCAACAAGGAAGGTATGA